GGGCGAATTTGTCGTGGCTACAGAACACGCCGTTGTCGGCCATGATGTCGAGCATTTCACGATGACTCATGCCGGCGACGAGTTGCGTCGGCTCTTTCAGTTCTCTGGTGGTCATGCTGGCTCCTTCAGGTCATCGTGGATTTCGTCTTCGACGGGGACGCCGCCAATCGGGCGCAGCCATGCATCACGCAACCAGCACTGCCGAACGAGATAGCCGCGAGCGTTCACCCATGGCGTCGGGAAGCGACACATCCAGCACGCGAAATCCGGATGAGCATAGGTCTGGTTATCACACTCGCCATCAACGCCGACTTCGACGACCCGACCGGCCAGAGTCTGCTCAAACTGAGCAGGCACAACGATGTAGGCGAAGTCACCTTTTTTGCAGTTCATGCGGCCTCCAATTCATCGTCTTCGATAGACATAGATTGCTGGAAAACACGGCCTCGTTGGCCCTCTGGAATGCTCACGAATCCAGCGATAGACGCGAAGGGATTCGTGCGCCCTTGAGCGATGCGCTGGCGTTGGCGCCATTCCCGGCAAGCCTGAGTCATGCTCTTCGGTTGAGGCTTCGGCTCATCCATTTCATTTCCCAAAGCCCACATCGGAAGCCATCCATGTGCCCCGACGCGCTCCCATCCCGCGATATGCCAATCGACTCCACGCCATCGCCTGATAACGGGCTTCATGCCGGCTCGCGTCGCACCCGTAACTCGTTCGAGGTCGGCAACGGTCATCGATCCGCTTTTCGACAGTGCGGCGATGATCGCCGGCCTGATCCACGACAGCGAACCGTCAGTTATCGGCTTCTTGTGATCGAATTTCAGCCGTGCGGCGCGCGCCTTGACTGCCGGATAAGACCGCCCCGGAAGTCGGCTCAACTGATGTTTTACGGCGCGCTGGTTCGAATAGATCTCGAGAAGGACAGAATCTTCCTCCGGCGACCATTCGCCGCTTTTGGGTTCGACGGCGATATGCTCGCTGATGACGATGGCGATAGTTTTAGCGGGCTCCGCAGTGACCTTGACCGGCTCCTGCTTGCGTTTTTCGGCGGCACGCTTCTGATGCTTCTGATGCACATACGGACGCTGCGCATCTTCCCCCGCGCCAATGGCGTATAGCTTCACGGTGCGATTTCCGCCAAGAGGACTTGGCTCGAATGCGGCGACGTGAATCAGTTCATCTTCGTGAGCCTGGCGGATGTACTTATCGATGGACTGTCGAAAATCTCCCGTCAGCTCCGTGAGTCGATTCGGCGACACAGGACCATGCTCGCGAATAAGCGCCAACAGTTCCGGAATCTTTGTGTGGTGCCTGGCCATTTAAGCAGCCTCCAGCATCAAAGTTTCAAACTCAGTCTCTTGCGATCCCGTTGCAACCCGGTCCATCACGTCCTTAAGCGCCTTGACGACGACAGCGCGGGCGGCTGCCTCAATCTGCGCATCGTGGATTTCCAGTGTGGCGCGCACGGCCTCGGCGTCATCGCCAGTCACGATCCACTTGCCCGTCAGATTCGCCGCCTTCTTCGCGCGGACCAGGGCGGCCATGCCGCTCTTGATCTCGGCGAGGTAATCCGCGCCGCAGCCCTTGACGGCCAGTTCGTGAGCGACATCAAACGTCGTGGCGAGGATGAAAAGCGATTCCTTGTCGCCACCATTGCGCAAACGCTCGAAAGCGATGTGTGCGGCAATGCCAATGTCCCGCTGGGCGTCGGCTTTGATCGGGCGCTCACCGGCCTTGCGTTCGGCCCATGCTTCAATGCGGCGGGCGGATTTGTCCGGGTCGTACTTCCGTCTTTGTTTCTTGTTGCCGGCCATTACGCAACCTCCGCGAACATGTCTGCCTGCGTATCCGCTACCGCGCTCTTGCAGTTCTCCGCAGCCAATTTGAAATAGCTGGGCTTGAGCTCGGAGCCGATACCGCGTCGGCCCATCTTCAAGGCCATGTAAATCTCACTTCCTATCCCCAGGAAAGGGGTGAAGATCACGTCATTGGGATTGGAGTAGAGCCATAGGGCGCGCTCGATCGCGTCGAGAGCCAAGGGTGCGATGTGCCGCTCGTCTTCGTTTTCTCGCGCCGCAACGACATTCAGCGTGTTCGAGAAATTGATATCCATCCAGACAGGCGACGCATAACGACGCCACCGCTCGTGCGAAAGGTTCCCGTCAGTTGGCGGGTTCTCACCGACGAAGTAGTCGACGCCATCCGGGTGGGCCACTGGCTCGGCGTTATCCCCCGGCTTACGGAAAGCAAGAAGGTATTGGGGAATGCCCGCGCGGCTCATGGTCGAGTCCTTGCACAGTTGCTTGTGCATCAGGCCCAGCGCCTTGGTCCGTGTTGCCTCAATCAGCGGGTCCTTGTGCATGCAAAATTCGGCGTGGAAAATGAAGCCTTGCGCCGTGAAATCACGAATCAGAGCACCCCGGAAGTCCTTTAAACCGATATAGCCGTCACGCTGCTTCATGGCCGGCACGTTCATGCAGTCGACTACGACCATGCGACCCGGTTTGACGATACGCTTCAGTTCCGCAATGACGAAACGGAAGTGCTCATAGAACTCTTCGTCGGTTTTGGCATTCCCCATATCGCGCTCGGAATTGGAATAAACATAGAGCGAGAGATATGGCGGCGAAAAGATCGACATATCGATCGATTCATCCGGCAGGGATCGCATGACCTCGACACAATCCCCGTTGAACAGGGAGAAGCGGTCTGCGATGAATTGGTCAATCACGGTACTTGTCATGGTAGGTTCCCATCTTGATTTTGCTCATGGTCGTTCTGTGAACGCCGTACTCTTTTGCTAGATCGGTGGTCCGCTCGCCTGCCGCGAATCGCCGCTTTATTTCCTCAACCTGTTGCTCCGTCAACTTCCTCAATGCGACACTCAGCTTGTCGCCCCAAGTGATATCTCGCCCTATGTGGGCTGCACTCATGCGGGCGCGCGTTTCGTCGCTGCATCGATAGGTCGCCTGCTTCGTCGCCACCATCTTTGCGATCGACTCCGGCTTATGCTTTCGACCTTTCCATGTGGCGGCCATGCGCTCTTTTGATGGGCCGCTCAATCCCGGCACACCATCGCCACCGTCCGTGTTATTCGTTATGGGCCAACCACTCCGGCGCGCATAGGCAATCCAGAAGCGCTCCGAGTGTTGCCACGGCCACGCGCCGTCGATTCGCTCAAGAATCACCATGTCCGCACGGAGACCACGCGCCTTGAGGGACTGCAGCCAGTGCGATCGGTGGCAGTTCGAAACCTCGTTCATGTGGTTCTGCAACCGTTCGGCGGGGCGGATGCTCTTGCCGATGTATCGGATCAGACCCGACTCAGGATCGATCAGCCCGTAGATATAGACGGCCGGCTTGCCAGAGAATGTCGGGCCAATGGCCGACTCAAACTCGCGGAACTCGCTGGGCGTCATGCGGCCTCCGAATTGGCGAGCAGCCATGCGGGAATGGTGATTGGCATCGTCGGGCGATATACCTCCGTCCCGCTCGACGCGCCCTGAATCTGCCTCTGCGTCAGTTCACGCATGTAACCCACCATTTCAGCCGCCATGGCGTCGCTCTGCGCCTGCTTGCGGGCGATGTTGGCTTTAACTGCGCCTTCCGTATCGGCGGTGATGATGTGAGCGATGACGCGGCGCGACTGGCCGAACCGATAGCAGCGGCGAACAGCCTGGTAATAGGATTCGAAGCTGTCATCCATGCTGGCGAACACCATGCGCCGGCAGACGTGCTGCAGGTTCAGCCCGTAACCCATGATCGATGGCTTACTGACGATCACGCGCGCTTCGCCATGGGCGAAGGCCATGATGTTTGCTTCCTTCTGTTCGGGCTTCATGGAGCCAGTCACTTCGACCGCGCCGGGAATCGCCTTCGTCAGGCGTTCGCTTTCCTCGTTCAGGTGGCACCAGACGATGACCGGCTCATCCGTGCTGTTGGCGATGCCTGCGGCGAGCTCGATGCGTTGGTCGATCGTGCTTTTCTTGGCTTGGCGGCGTTCCGTCAGGCTTTGGGCAATGACCGTGAAAAGCTGGCCTTCCGGGGCTGCGTCGCTTTCGACAACGTGCTCGACGAGCTCAAGCGGCGGCAGCAAGTAGCGCGAGCCGTCGAATCCGAGGTCGGCGGGGCTGCGGATGCAGATCGCCCACGTCGCCATCCATTCCCAAAACTTGACTTTGCCGTGACCCTTCAGGCGCCAGTTACCTGTATCGCCGCCGTCGTGCGTGAAGAACGTCGAAAGCATTTCGACCGACGACATGACGCCGAGAAATTCCGCCTGGTTGCCGAGCTCCATCCAGTCATTCGGGCTGGGCGTTGCAGTGCACGAAAGCTTGTAGGGCGTGCGGCGAAACGCGTCCGTGATGAACTGGCGAGTCTTGCCGTTGACGGCCTTGATGACGCTCGACTCGTCCAGCACGACGCCCACGAACGAATCGAGCTCGAACTGGTCAAGCATTTCGTAGTTCGTGATCGTGATGCCGTCGACCACTTCCGACTCGTGCCGGCAATACTTGATCTCGATGCCGATCTTTGCAGCTTCCTCGATTGTCTGTTGCGCCACACAAAGCGGCGCGGCGATGATGACGTTTCCGCCCGTGTGCTTGCAGACCTCGTTCGCCCACGTAACTTGCTGGACCGTC